CCGAGAATGTAACCGTTCGATGACATTGAAGGGGCACGTCCCCATAAAGGAGAAAAGTGCAGTACACAGAACTACACCTACACACCGGCTACAGTCTGCTGGACGGACTGAACAACGCCGAAGAGTACATGGAGCGCGCCAAGGAACTTGGCATGACGCACATTTCATGCACTGACCACGGAAACAACTCCGTGCACCGAGAGTTTCAAAAGGCTGCCAAGGCAGCCGGTATCGTCCCGGTTCTGGGACAAGAAATGTATATCTCCCCCACTGACCGTTTCGACAGACGAGCGGTAAAGAAGCGAGACGACAACACTCAGGCATACAACCACCTCATCGTACTGGCACAGAACGCTAATGGTCTAAAGAACCTGAACAAGTTGTCTGAGATTGCATGGAATGAGGGATTCTACTCCAAGCCACGTATCGACATGGAGGTCTTGGAGGAATACTCCGACGACCTGATTGTCCTTTCTGGTTGTCTCAATGGCCTCATTTCCAAGGCCATTGCCAACAATCTGCCGACGCAGGCGGACCAGTTGACCCGAGAGTTCAAGCGTATCTTCGGTGAGCGGTTCTTCATGGAACTGCAGCAGCACAATCCGAAGGAAATCAATGAGGGCCTGCTGGCGTTGGCGCGCAAGCACCAAATCAGGCCGGTACTGACAAGTGACTGCCACTACTCTCGTAAGGAAGACCTGTGGCTGGAACAGGCCATGCTGATTATCTCCACCAACCCTAAGCCGAACAAGGAATTCGAGTACTCCAAGGCTCAGAAGATGGACATGCTGGAAAGGTTCAACTACGCCTATCCAGACCGCCAGATGAACTTTGAGGAATTCGACCTGTTCCTGCACGGCGTGGAAGACCACTTGATGGGTCCGATGGTCAAGGAGTTCGGCCAAGAGGTTGTCAAGGAATGCTTGGACAACACGATGGTTGCCGCCAACATGGTGGGCGAGTACCCGTATTACGAGGCACTGGACCTGCTGCCAAAGCCTAAGGGCGATGACCCGGATGCGTTGCTGGAAAAGAAGGCATGGGCCGGTCTACGGGCCAAGGGGCTGGACAAGGAATCCGAGTACGTTGACCGTCTAAAGGACGAGTTGGAGATTATCAAGTCCAAGAACTTCTCCACCTACTTCTTGATTGAGGCAAACGCCATTGCGTGGGCACGGAACAAGGGTATCATGGTTGGTCCCGGTCGAGGCTCAGGAGCCGGTTCCTTGCTGAACTACTGCTTGGGTATCACCAATGTTGACCCGATTGAGCACAACTTGCTGTTCTTCCGATTCATCAATCCAGAGCGTAACGACTTCCCCGACATTGACACCGATATTGAGGACCGTCGTCGTAGTGAGGTTAAGGACTACCTGCGTCGTCAGTACAAGCATGTTGCGTCCATTGCCACCTTTGGTACGTTCCAAGGAAAGAACTCTGTGCGTGACGCTGCCCGAGTCTTCATGGTACCGCTGGGCGACGTGAACAAGGCCCTAAAGGGTGCCGACTGGCCGTCCAACATGGACTGGTTTGCCATGTTCGAAGGAACAGACAAGGGTAAGGCATTTGCCAAGAAGTACCCTGAGGTCATGAAGTTGGCAAAATACCTGCACGGACGTATCCGTACGCAGGGCATGCACGCGGGCGGTATTGTGGTATCCAAGGAGCCTATCTCCAACTATGCCCCAATGCAGTCCGCTAAGGACAACTCAGACGAGGCCGGTAGCAGGATTCCACTGGTAGCATACGACATGAATGTGGCTGCAGAGATTGGCTTCATCAAGTATGACTTCCTAGGTCTAAAGGCATTGACCATCATGGCCGACACACTGGCCTTGATTAAGGAGCGTTACGGCACCGAGATTGACCTTGACAGCCTGCCACTGGACGACAGGAGGGTCTACCGCAATTTGAGTGAGGGATTCACCAAGGGAGTTTTCCAGTGTGAGGCAGTGCCCTACACCAATCTGCTCATCAAGATGGGTGGCGTGAAGAACTTCAACGACCTCGTGGCCTCCAACGCACTGGTCCGTCCGGGAGCCATGAACTCCACGGCGGGTGCCTCCTACATTGCTCGTAACAAGGGTGAGGAAATGGTCCAGTATCACCACCCGATTATGCAGGACTTCACCAAGGAGACCTACGGCGTGGTCATCTATCAGGAGCAAGTCATGCTGACCATGACCGAGTTGGCCGGTATGCCCATGGCAACTGCTGACAAGGTGCGAAAGATTATCGGTAAGAAGCGTGACGTTTCCGAGTTCGAGGCATACAAGTCTCAGTTCATCGAGGGTGCTTCTCGCAATGTCACCGAAAAGGTGGCCGAGCAATTGTGGCACGACTTCGAGGCCCACGCTGGTTACTCCTTCAACAAGTCCCACGCTGTGGCCTACTCCATGCTGTCCTACTGGACGGCATGGTTGAAGGAATACTACCCGTTGGAGTTCATGACCTCGGTTTTGAGGAACGAGTCCGACAAGGACTCCATGCTGGACTACCTGATGGAGACCAAGCGTATGGGTATCAGGGTCATCCTGCCGCACGTGAACGAGTCCGGTATCAAGTTCGAGATTCAGTCCGACGAAAAGGGTGAGTTCATCCGTTTCGGTTTGTCCAACATCAAGTACATTTCAGGAAAGGTTGGTCAGCGTCTACTTGAACATCGGCCATTTACCAACTATAATGAATTGTATGAGACGGTCATGACCAAGGGCAGTGGTCTTTCTACCCGCGTCCTGCAGGCACTTAACGCCATTGGCGGTGCGGCATTCGAGGACAATCCTCGTACGGGTAATGAGAGGGACAACTTCTTTGAGTACTTGAACATTCCAGCGTTCCAGACAAAGGAACTACCGCCGCGTGTCAAGGCGACATTCAGGTCACTGGATGAGTTCTCGCCGGATGAGACCTTCGTGGCGATGGGTATGGTTCGAGGAATCAAAACTGGTCCCGGCTGGGCAAGAATTGAGATTGTGGATGAGTCAGGCTCCTGTGGTGTGTTCACAGGTGAGCACACTCAGATTGAGTCTGGACAAATGTACATCTTCCTGATTGCCAACAACCGCGTGGCCCGTTATCTGAATGTGCGTGACTTCGATGAGGATTCCTCGGACAAGTTCACGGAGTTCTTGGTGGCAAAGGAATTCCCGACCGTCACCGAGGGGCTGCACAAGGTTGTGGCATTCAACAGCAGAGTAACCAAGGCCGGAAAGAGAATGGCTGACGTGGTGCTGAGTGATGCCAACAAGAACTTGACTTCCGCACTGGTATTCCCTATGCAGTTCATGAGGGCGTACTCCAAGATGCAAGACGGAGCGGTAGTCGATGTAGAACTATCACAGACAAAGGATGGAACACTCTTTGTCAACGACATTAAGGAGAAGTATGAGTGAGGCAGCAGAGCAGAAGATTGCTGAACTAGAGCAGAGCAAGCGTGTGGCCGAGGAATTATTGTTCCTCGTGCTGGACCACGTGGGCGAGCCGGTAGTCTTGGACATTGAAGAATCCAAGAAGGAAATGAAGGCAGACCGTATGATTGACCTGCAACTGGATGCAGAGGCGGGTACATGGACCCTACAGGTGGTGACCATCAGTGAACAGTGAAGAATTGCAAGACGCCTACAGTCCGAGCAACCTGTCATGGCAGCCACCACCGGAAATGGCCGAGAAGCAGAAGGAATACGATGACCACATCAGTCGTCTGCTGGCAAAGGTGGATGAGCGTAACTCATTCGAGCGTGTCAGGGAATTCCACAAGAAGTTCGGACACCCGGTGGCAGACAAGCCCACGGTCATTGAGGATGACCGCACCGCTCTGCGTCTGGCCCTAATCTTTGAAGAGGCCCTAGAATTGGCTGATGCCATGGGATTCTTCACGGGCGAGGCAGCGGAAACAATTGAGCGCATGCTGAGTCATGGTCCAGTGGTCGATGCCAACCTTGTAGCCACCGCCGACGCATTGGGAGACCTAGAGTATGTCACCAATGGTGCGGCACTCGAAATGGGCATCAATCTGCCCAAGGTGGTCAGGGAAATCCACCGCTCCAACATGACCAAGTTGGGGCCGGACGGCAAGCCTGTCTACCGTGAGGACGGCAAGATTTTGAAGGGTGAGGGTTACGAGCCACCCAATTTGGAAGAGGTCTTGGGCCTCTGACCTGCAATTATGCGTGTTATCTGCGTTTGGCGGGTAACACGCATAACGGGGAGGGCGCATTGCGCGTCCTCCCCATTTGTGGTATAATGAGTAAGTATTTCAGAAAAGGGGAACCCGCACATACATGACAAATATTGATGAGATTCTAGCACGACTGAATCCGAAGACGGCGGAATCATTCCGCAAGGCGTCTGAACTAGAGACCGAATATCTGATGACACCCAGCCTAGGAATCAACATGGCAACTGGTGGTTTGAGGTACGGAGCAATTCACACGCTATGGGGAAGCCGCTCGTCCGGTAAGTCGATGTTCTGCTTGGGCCTCGCACGTGAGGCGCAGAAGAACGGAAAGACCGTGGCATGGGTAGATGCCGAGAAGAACTTTGACAAGGTGTGGGCCGGTAGGCATGGCGTCGATACTGACAATATGATTATCTCTCACACCGCATCCATGGCGAACACCGCCAACGACTCAGTAGACTTGGTGAAGAACGGTATCGACCTGTTGGTCATTGACTCCATGTCGGTACTGCTTCCGCAGTCCTACTTTGACGATGGAGAAATGAAGGACTTGGAGCGCACCGGTCAGATTGGTACGTTTGCCAAGAACTTCGCCAGCATGATGAACATGCTGAACAACCTGAACAAGCACACATGCATCGTGGTTATCTCACAGGTGCGTAACAAGTTCCACCAGTATGGAGCATCCAAGTCCCTCATGGGTGGTGAGGCAGCGGAATTCATGAACTCCACCATCATCAAGATGTGGGCACCGCTGACCGACAAGGACACCATCAAGGGCCAAATCACCAATGGTGACTTGATTCTCGAAAGGCCGGTAGGTCGTCCAGTCACATGGACCATCGACAAGGCACGTGGCCCCGGCATGGGTCAGACAGGTACATATGACATGTACTTTGCTGGTGACAACGTAGGCATCGACCTAACTGGTGAGGTTGTGGACTTCGGCGTTGAGTTCGGTGTTGTCAAGAAGGGCGGCGCGTGGTACACCGTCGGGGACCAGAGGTTCCAAGGACGAGCCAAGGTTGTTGACTATTTGAAGGAGAACAACGAAATCCAAGAGCAGTTGTACCACGAGATTTTGAAGAAGGCCGCATGAGCGAGAAGGCAGAAATCAAGCGAGACGGTGCACGCGGCACAAAGAATTCAGGACGCGGTAGCATCCAGAAGGGTGACGCAATCCTCGATATCTTCACCATTGACTACAAGGAATATCCCAAGGGCTTTACAGTCAATCAGGACAATTGGGCAAAGATTTGCATGGATGCACTTCGAAACAATCGTTCTGAGCCATTATTGAAGATTATCTTGGGCTCAGGGAATAATCGTACCCGCTTGGGCATTGTATCTTGGGACATTATCGAGGATTACATCAGGCTAAGGCAGGCGGAAGAGAATGAGTGACACACTAGAATACATTTCAGGAATTCAAGACCTTGTCGACTTGCATGAATTCATGAATGACAGGGAATTGGCTGAGGCCATGGATTTGGCCGTCAAGTGCATTGCCAAGCCGGACATGCCGCCGTCTGTGGCCCGCACGGCATTGTTGAAGATGCAGGGATTGGCATTCAGGTTTAGAATGCAGGCCGCGACCTATACCTATGTTCACAAGGGAAAGGCCGGTACAGACGAGAACGTAAAGAAGAATGTCTACTTTGCCGCCTCTGAGCAGTGCCATGAATTGGCACAAACACTAAAGTACTTGGTAAAGGAGCATTTCTGATGCGTAGTCCATTTGATGATTTGGGAAAGACCCGTGTGGAAAATCCCCAAGGCGAAGAGGTCGGCGGCGCATTTGCCTGCCAAACACCCAAGTGTTACAGCATTTCTCGGGAGGCACGATTCATTCGTGAACTAGAGTTGCTCACATGGGAATGTGAAGACGGACATATCAATAAGGTTGAGGGGTTCAAGATTGATGGGTGACCTAATCAAGAACAACAATTTCCATGCACTGAGCAAGGCATTCGAAGTTGACAAGATGGAAGAGTTGCTCGAAGAGGCTTCCGCCCGATTGGGGCGGTCGAATGGGTTCACCAAGAAGAAGTCGTTTGCCCCTTCTGGCGTAGGGTATGGCTCTGGCCGATGCCCACGTTACTGGTACTTTGCCTTTCATGGGGCTGAGTTCAAGTATGACAATACCGCCCGTGAACGAGCCAACATGGACGCCGGTACCGCAGCGGGTGAGCGTATCGCCAAGTTGTTCAAGGAAGCCGGTATCCTTAATGCAGCAGAGTTTAAGATTATCAACGAAGACCCACCCATCTTTGGCTATGGAGACTTGGCGGTAACATGGCAGGGTGAGCCGATGGTCGGAGAAGTCAAGACCACACGAGACGAATCCTTCCAGACCAGAGCCTCCGCCATGAAGGCCCCGGGGTATCAGTTGGTCCAGTTGCTCATCTACATGTACGTATTGCAGAAGGACAAGGGTTTCTTCGTCATTGAGAACAAGAACACCCACGAACTCCTGATTGTGCCGGTGAAGATGACCGATGAGCGTCGTGAACTGGTTGAGCAAATCTTCGACTGGATGCGAACCGTGAAGCGTCACTCGGACGCAGACGAAATGCCGGTAAGGCCATTCACACCAAAGAGCAAGGAATGCAAGTCCTGCCCGGTGTGGGATGAATGTTGGGGCGGGTATGTGAAGCAGACCGCCAAGCGTGAAGGTCAAGACCCCAATCCGGGTGTCGTAGACCTACCTCCGTTGGAAGTACCCAAGTAAGGAGGTGCCAATTTGATTATCTGTGCAAGGAAGGGTTGCGAGGAAGAATTTTCCAAAAAGACACACAACCAGAAGTATTGCAGTGATGAGTGCTGCAGGCTCGCAACGAACGAGCGGATTATGCAGAAGTATTACGCCAAGCGTGACCAGCGACAAGGAAAGACTCGCTACTGCAATTCTTGTGGTGTGACCAAGTTGTCTCGCTACAATGACACCCAGATTTGCTCTGCCTGCAAGACAAAGAAGGAAATCGAAGCAAACAATTCTGTTTTGGATATGCTGCTAAAGGCTTCTTTGACAGCCTGATTTTGCAATGTTATACACACTGTTGTATAATGCAGATATGGGAATTGGACAAGCATTGACCAAGGTGAAGGCCCAGAGGGTTATCGGCATTGATGCCTCGACAAACTCTCTGGCCTTTGCTGTTTTCGATGGAGAGACCCCCATCCAATGTGGTGAGGTCAAGTTCAGCGGAAGCAACGTATTCGAGCGTCTAAAGGACGCCAAGAGGAAGACCAAGGCTCTGGTAGAAACCGGGGTATTGAAGGGAGACTACATTGCAATCGAGTCAGCAATTATGGTGCGAAACGTGCAGACCGCTATTGACCTCGCGTATGTCTATGGCGCAATCCTTGGAGAACTTGGAATGGCAACTAAGCATCTTGAAAAGGTCGCTCCTATTAGTTGGCAGTCGGGCATTGGGAACCCTAATCTTAAGGCTGCTGAGAAGCAGGCCATTCAGGAACAATTCCCCGGCAAGTCAAAGTCATGGTACCAGAACAAGGGCCGCGAGATTCGAAAGGCTCGCACACTCGCTATTGCTCGGCAGTACTTTGAGATTGCTGATGGTTCAGACAATGTTGGTGATGCTGTCGGCATCGCCCTACACGCATCACGTGTGTTGACGCGCCGGTAGCCTTTGTGGTACCATGGTGTGATGACTGAACTAGACTTTGAACTAGACTTTACCGCCGACGGTGGCTGGTTTGAAATTCGAGGCCGAGGGTGGGTTGCGGCAGTTTCAAACCGCAACGATGAACTGCCGCTAGAAATGAAGCCAGCAGACCTACTCAACAGGTATGTTCTCATTGATGGGAAGGAATACTTTGTCACGGGAGTGGAGACGCAAGGGTATTCACGCCGCAACTTTGGCCTACTCATCAGGGGAAAGAAATGATTATTGCCGTTACAGGACACCGCAGCGAGAAGTGTGAAGATGAAACTACCGTACGAGGAAAACTACGCGCAGGTCTTGAACGCGCATCGGATGAACCGGAGCGCATTCTCATCTGCGGCATGGCTAATGGGGTTGACCTCTGGGCGGCTGATGAGGCTATCAGTCTTGGGTTTGAGATTTGGGCTGCAAAGCCTTGGTGTGGTCACAAGCCACGTGGGGCAGACAGTGAACTCTATACCCGCGTTCTTGCGGCAGCAAGCCGAGTTGTCAACGTCATCGACCAAGACACCTACCCCGGCCCGTGGTGCTACCAAGTGAGGAACGAGTGGATGGTGGACAACGCCACCCACGTGTTGGCTTATTGGGATGGTGTCAAAAAGGGCGGTACGTGGAACTGCGTGAACTACGCAGACGGAAAGAAGTTGATTCGGAATGTCTATTGAGTTCAAGCACAACCCAAATAAGCAGGGCGACCACAACTTTGAGGAAATCATGCGGTGGTGGGCAGAGGTGTCGCATCCGATAGCCGAAGGAATTGAAGGCACCGACTGTGCTACGTACCACTCAGCATGGGACTGTCTTCGAGTTGATTTTTTACCGGCCAACGGTGAGCGTATTCGGGTTGAGAATGGAGACAGGTTCGACTTCGTGAGTGGTCGTGTGGTGCTAAGAAAGGTAGACGGCAATGTGTACTGAGTTTGAACTGGTGAAGAAGGATGAGCCATGCGACTACTATTTTGGCAACGTCTGCACAGGTTTCGGCGGCAAGACCATTTGTGACTTCTGTGGCTGGGACATGATGGACCATCCACAACAAAAGGCTCTATGGGGGGGCGAGTGGACCATTGAGACCTAAACTCTACACCTCCTATGCATGGATGCGAAAGAAGTACGTCTATGAACGTCTGACCGAGGCAGAGATTGCAGAATTGGCCGGTACCACCCAAGCCACCATCAATCGTTGGCTTGTCAAGCATGACCTAAAGAAAAAGCGTCAGTAGTATGCGGTTGACCACTAAACCGCAAGCGGGTATAATTGCTTGGAAGGGGGTGAAATAATGGCTGAATCATTTCAGATTAAGCAGGGCGGTGTAGCCGGTCTGCGCGAGGCTGCCGAGGTCTTCCCGAACCTTTCCTACAAGAAGGACAAGAACGGAGACACCTTCGTTTACGACCAGAAGCAGGACGAGTTCGTTCCGGTGAAGGAGGGCGACTATATCGTCAGCATCGGTGAGCGTTTTGAGGTTTCTGAGACTGAGCCTGAGAAGGCACACCCTGTCGAGGAAGAGACCAAGGAGGCTCCGAAGAAGACCGCCGCCAAGCGTGCGGAGGCTGAGCCTGAGAAGTCCGAAGAGGACGAGAAGTGACTTTACGCAAGGGCGGGGGTATCGCACCCCCGCCCTTTGCTATTGACTCACTTGCAGGGGAGGTGTTATACTGATGTGGTGGAACGAAACGGGTGGCTGTGGCGACCCAGAGTGTGAAGACTGTAAGACAGAGTGGGGCACATGGTACAGAAGAAGAACACCAAGCCAAGAGGCAGTTGGCTGGAAGAAGAACTTAAGCGGATTGACAAAGAGCATCCGGTCGTGGCTACAAAATGGGCGGTAGAGGAAGTTACTCCCGCCTACACCAGTTCGGGGTATTTCGGACAAGACTATCCCGAAAAGTCTATCATCGTATCTCCTGAATACGACACCGAAGAAGATGCGGTGAAGTGGATGGACGAGCACGAGGCAGACAGGGGCAAGTTCTTGGCCCTTGTCAAGTTGACCGGTAGAGAGCACCGGTTCGTGAGTTGGACAACAACAAGGGTTAAGAGAACTACCAGCGAAGCCAAGGCAGAAAAGTGCCGGTACGAGGGTAAGCATCAGGGAAACGTTTGTTTCTCTGAGGGAGACACTTGCAAAGAATGCGGATGGACGTTGTAAATGGAACTAATTGGATTGAGCGGGTATGCCCGCAGCGGTAAGGACGAGGCCGCAAAGGTTCTCGTTGAAGAGTTTGGATTCACCCGGGTCGCATTTGCCGACAAGTTGCGTGAGTTCCTCTATGCACTAGACCCCGATGTGTTGTGCGAATATGACGGTCAGGGTAAACCACATTTGGGGGTCAGTACCGTCAGAAAAATCATTGACAATGTAGGTTGGGATGGATACAAGGAAACTCAGTGGAAAGACCCCATCCGAAAACTCCTGCAGCGTCTCGGCACCGAGGCCGGTAGGCAGACCCTCTGGGACTCCATCTGGATTGATGCGGCCTTGACAGGCTTCGATGACAATGCTAAGATTGTCGTGACAGACTGCCGCTTCCCGAACGAAGCACAGGCAATCAAGGACCGGGGCGGTATCGTGGTCCGAGTCAGCCGTAAGGGTGTTGGCCCCGCCAATGCCCATGCATCAGAGACCAGTCTAGATGATTGGGACTTTGACTATGCCTTGCACAATGACTACTCATTGGAAGTATACCGCGACCATGTGCGTGGGTTTGTTGACCACTTGGGCACCGAGAAGTACTTCGATAACGTACTAGGTATGTAAAGCAGAAAGGGAAGAAGCGTGCGAGTAGGATTCGACCTAGATGGAGTGCTGTACAATTTTGGCGACTCCGTGAAGCGATACCTTGACCACATTGGTCAGGGAGGTTTGTGGAAGTCTGGCGACACCCCTGAACCTTATTGGGACTTTTATAAGGATTGGGGTTGGAGTTCCAGACAGTTTGTTGAGTTGTGCAATGCAGGAGCAGACGCGGGATTCATCTTTACCGGCCCCGCCCGTGACAATGCGGTTGAGTCTGTGGGGCGTGTCGCCAAGATGGGGCACGAAATCATCATCATCACTGACCGCCAGTTCGGCACTACTCCTGAGAGTTCACACAAGAACACCGAAGAGTGGCTATTGCAGCACAACATTCCTTTCGATGAACTGTGGTTCAGTGCCGACAAGACCTGTGCGCCCACGGATGTATTCGTGGAGGACAAGTTGGAGAACTACGATGCACTGGTCGCCAATGGCACAAGGACGTGGCTGATTAACCGCGCATGGAATCAGGTACCTGAGGGTGATGCCCGTAATCGAATCAACTGTGTGAGCGAATACGCTGACGCAATTGAGCAGATTACTGCACAGGGCTTCGCTGACCTCTCCTTTGCATAATTGTCAAATTTGTGTTATGATTGGCGTATGCCTACATATGTATACGAAGATTGCTACTATCACTCCGGTGAAGGTGACATTGTTGAAAGAAATGTCCCAATCTCTGAGCGGGATAATCAGGTTTGCTCATTTTGTGACAGGAGACTGAACCGTAAGATTGCATTCACCGGTTTGACATGGGCACCGACAGCGGGCGGTATGCGATGAGCCTCCCCGCAATTATTGACACTGATGCCTTTGACCAAATCAAGCAGGTCGCTGACCTATATGCCAAGGGCACCACGTCTCCTTACGCCATTGCCCGTCGCCTGAACATCAAGGTCATTGAGGCACGTCAGGCCATTGACACATGGCATGAAATCATTCAACACGATGCCGACTCCAAGGACTTGGCTCGTGACGCCCTGCATGTCATGCTGGACCGTTACGACCGCCTGCTGGTCGAGGCCCACGAGAACCTGTCCAATTTGAAGGACATGGCCTTCGATGAAAAGGTCTCCGCCCAGATTAACGCCACCCTAAAGAACATTGCCGATTGGGATGCCAAGCGTGTGTCCATGCTGCGTGAGGCGGGGCTGCTCGATGCCCACGACCTTGGTGATGAACTGGCTGAGCGTGAGGAGCGTGAGGCCATGATTCTTGGTATCTTGAAGGAAGACCTTTGCGATTCCTGCCGCGCCAATACCCGCCACAAGTTGAGCATCCTGACCGGTGTCATCCAAGGTGACGTTGTTGAGGGCGAGGTCATTGATGAATGAGCGACTTCTTCAATGACGTATTCAATGCCCTCAGTGGTGAGGAATTCGAAGAACAGCCGGTAGAGATTGAAGAGTTTGTTACCGATGAGCGGTTCCTGAATCTACCGCCGTTGTCTGAGTACCAGTACCAGATGATTCGAGCCGGTAGTCAGATTTACAAGTACGAAACCCTTGTTCACCTATACGGAGAAGAAAAGGCCGCAAAGCGTTATGCCCAGACCTGTAATGAGGTTATCCTCCAACTAGGAAAGGGAAGCGGTAAGGACTACACGTCCACCATTGTTTGTGCCTACATTGTATACTTGCTGTTGTGCCTAAAGGACCCAGCCAAGTATTACGGCAAGCCGTCCGGCGACACCATTGACATTCTGAACATCGCTGTCAACGCCGACCAAGCACGTAACGTCTTCTTTGCCAACTACAAGAAGCGTATCACCGATTGCGAGTGGTTCAAGGGAAAGTACGAAGCCACCCAGAACGGAATGATTTTTGACAAGTCTGTTCGAGTCTTCTCTGGTCACTCCGAGCGAGAGGCATTCGAGGGACTTAACCTGTTCGTGGCGGTACTGGACGAGATTTCCGCTTTTGCCCTAGAGTCCACCTCAGGCAACCAGCAGGCCAAGACCGCTGATGCCGTGTACAAGATGTACCGAGCATCCGTTGACTCCCGATTCCCTGACTTCGGAAAGGTGCTACTACTTTCCTTCCCCCGATTCAAGGACGACTACATTCAGCAGCGCTACAACGCGGCGGTAGCCGAAAAGGAAGTCATCACCAAGTCCTACACCATGAAGTTGGACCCAGACCTTCCAGAAGGTACGGAAGGTAACGAGTTCACCATTTCATGGGAAGAAGACCATATTGTTCGCTACAAGTACCCGCGTCTGTTTGCCCTGCGCCGCCCGACATGGGAAGTCAACCCAACAGTTAAGATTGACTCCCCAGCCATGGTGCGTGCGGCTGCGGAAGACTTGGGAGACTTCCTTGGCCGTTTTGCCTGCATGCCCACCAACCTGAGTGATGGATTCTTCAAGAACAAGGAGGCCATTGAGTCCACCTTCGTCACCCAGAATGGTGTGGACGAGGACGGGGTATTCCTTTCCACCTTCCAGCCCAAGGACGGCATGAAGTATTACATTCACGTGGACCTTGCTCAAAAGCACGACCACTGTGTTGTCTCCATGGCACACGTGGAGAAGTGGATTAACGTCAAGATTGGTGCCGACTACCAAGAAATGCACCCGATTGTGGTCATTGACTGCATTCGCTGGTGGACCCCGACAAAGACCAAGACGGTAGACTTTGCCGATGTGCGTGACTTCATCGTGGCATTGAGACGTAGAGGATTCGATATCAAGTTGGCAACATTCGACCGCTGGAACTCATTCGACACCATGAACATCTTGACCAATGAGCACGGAATTGCCACTGACACCTTGTCGGTAGACAAGAAGCATTACGACGACTATCTGTCCATCATGTATGACAACCGCCTCATCGGTCCCAAGGTACAATTGCTGATTGACGAGTTGGGTGAATTGCGTGCCATTCAGCGTGGACAGAAGATTGTTATTGACCACCCACGAAAGGGTACCAAGGACTTTTCCGACGCCACCTGTGGCTCCATCTTCAATGCCGTGTCCAATACCGCCAAGCCGGTAAACACCGAGGTGGAGGTCTTGTCCTATGCAGACATGGTCAAGCGGGCACGCGAGGAAACACCACCCACACCCAAGCCGTTGGGCGTCATTCGTGACCCGCGAGAAGACATGCCGCAGGAGTTGCGAGACTACATGTCGAGGCTAAGACTGCTTTGACACCCCGCCCGGGGTGTGTTATGATGGGTACATCACACAGGAAGGAGTGACATACATGACTGAGATACTAGTTGAAGAGACTACCGAGTCTCAGGCGTACACGAAGGTGCCCCGCGCCGAGTTGGTCGCGCAGTTGCGCGCCCGAGACGGCGACCGGTGTATGCACCCTGACTGTGGTACAGTTCTTGATTTCGATGTTGCCGAGGGTCCGCTAGAGGTCACACTTGACCACTGGATGCCGCAGCACTTCGGTAAGTCCAATGGCTGGACCATGGGCGAGATTTGGGCATTGTCCAACTTGAAGTTGATGCACAAGAAGTGCAACGCCAAGAAGGGTGACCTGATTCCGAACGAGGACGGCACCTTGCCGCCCAAGCCAAAGAGCACGTTCCGGTTCAGGCGTCAGAAGAGGGCCGGTAGGCCAGAACTATGTACTGAGTGCGACAACGGTCACAACCTTGCCGCTGACGAAGTATGTGCGAACTGTGGTTGCAACGCTCAGCGGTTCCCTCGTTGGGCCAAGGTCAAGGCACCTGAGTGTGACCACGAACTGTTCTGGTGCTGGGCATGCTCCATTGGTGTAATCCAGCGTCCATCCTCCATTGGCATTGCCATGCGGCAGGGCGACTCAGATGAGTTGGGCGAGTACATTCTGGACGAAGAGGAAGAATGATGCACAACACCAATAAGCCAACCTACAGTACGTGGAATGGCCCGGTTTGCACAACCTGCGGTGCATGTTATCTGCGTTCACACAAGTGTAGCCCAGAAGATATCAAGCGCCGCATTGCGGAGTTGCTGGACCTGCTGGGTTGCCCCGGCTGTGGACAGCACATCAACGGGGCGCATTTTTGTCCCGGTCCGCAAGACGCCAAGGACTATTCAGAGACCTGTCCGTGTAATCCGAAGAACGGAGGCAGCGGAGTCTGTGGATGCATCCTTGGAGGGCCAAGAATCACTTACTGAGGTCATTGCCCATCTTGATACATTCGAGAGGGACATGCTGGACATGACCAGACGCTTGCGAGAGTACAGACACATGTTGTTTGCTGCCATGCAGGCTCAGGGTCTTGACAGCGAGGCCGAAGGTCTGGTAGAGTAGAGGGCGGTAGGGTAAGACGCGGTGAGAAATCCTGCGCACCTACCGCCCCTCACCAATTCAGGAGACATTATGAGGAACTACGTCAAGTCCGAATACCACGGACACGAGATTATTGTCTCGGCAGTGGAAGAGAGGTGCTTCTTCTGCCGGTACCCGGCCTCCCATAAGGTGGAGGAAGACACCTCGAACTACGAGACCCTGACGCACCCGCCCACAGCCTATGTATGCTGTGACCATTTCTGGTATTCATGCCGGAACGACAATGCACCGAAGTGCTCCAAGTGCAAGCACCCGTGGCACACCCACGAGAAGGAAATTAAGTTGGCGGACCGCACAGTCATTGAATGTGATGCCTACATGGGCATGGGTGATTGGTGTGGCTGTGAGGAAAAGAAGCCTGATGACATTTCTGAGTAGAGTCATCTACCGCGCTGGCTGGCCGTCCAGCGGCACCAAGATTGTGCACAAGGGCTGGTTGCGCCTTGGCCCCTATGTCATCGGGGCGGTAGATGCTTGGGACCGGAGTGACAAAGAATAATGCATATTCATTGGCGTAGATTTCATCACGCAACCACTTGTTACGTTTACTTCGATTGTCGATGCGGCAAGCGTCGGACAGTGAAGAAGCCCAACAGGTTTCATTCTGCCCGCAGTTATGGCTGGCCGCACCCACGAGAGGGATGGAAGTAATGGCATTCCTTGGTAGGTGTTACGGTTGTCGAGAAGACAATCATGATGAGCACACTGAAATGTTCGACACTCCCCCGCCGTCAGAAGAATTCATCTGTGGAGGCGGGCATTGTGTCTGTCGCGTCTGCAATCCAGACATGGAAAGGTTTGATACCCGTGGCTAAGATTTCGAAGAAGAACCAAGACCCCAATCAGGTCCACAAGGATGCTGCGGCCTTGGCAGAACTGAGCGCAATCAAGTCGCAGCACTTTGCTGTTGGCACTGGCGTTGTCTCAAACAATGTCCGTGGCACTGTCATGTCTGATGACGGCACTAATTTGTGGATTGCATGGGATGACGGTATCTACAGTTCTGTTCGTAAGCGTTGGGTCTGATATGAAGATTAGATGCCTCTTCGGACACCAGTGGAGGTCTTTGCCATGGTTCAAACCGCTTGACGAAGACCCGATTACCAATCCGACTAAGATTTGCATGCGCTGTTTTAAAACATGGAGAAGGCGAAACGTGCTAATTGTGCGTTCTGTTGAAGGCCACGGTTGGCAATATTATCTACCGCCTCATTATGAGGGGCAAAGCGCTCCTGCTGGATATGAGTCGTGGTCCGATTATAGAAGACGCATGGATGCGGCGGTAGAGAGATTGGTTGAGAGGGCAAAATGAAGATTTGGGTTGACGATATTCGCACCCCGCCTGATGACACATGGCACTGGTGGAGTTCCAGCGAAATGACCATCCGGTTCCTAAACGAATGGAAGGAACTTTGCGACAGGGGGAGGATTAAGCGTCCTCAAATTATGTCCCTTGACCACGACCTTGGGGGCGAGGACACCTCTCGCCCCATTGTCCTGTGGATGATTGAGAACGATTTTTGGCCGGTAGAGGTAAAGGTCCACTCCGCTAACCCTGTAGGCATTGAATGGCTAGAGGGCATGATTGAAAGGTACAAGCCGTGAATGAGTACGAGTATGACCTAGCACCACCCACACACGCCCAGCGTTGGCGTGGCTACAATCCCACTAAGGAAGATGATATCGAGGCATTGGAGCAGTGCAAGGTACTCGCTACCGCCGCCAAGGTCGAACACGAGGCCGGTAGGTATGAGGCGGTATGCGTGATGGGCGAGCCGGTGTTCTATTTTGACTGGCCTCATGCCCTCATGCCCGGACACATCTATTCCGAGGCCGGTATGGATGAGTTCACTATTAGCCGTAGTTGTGAATACCACTTCGATGAGTGGACCAAGGAGCCAGAAGATGGATGACAAGATGGTTGAAATTCCAGAGGGACTGATTGAAGATGTGCAGTATCATCTTCACATGTACAATCGTGCCACTGACAAGGCCAATGCCGGACACCACCTGATTGAGTTGTTTAACAAGGTGGGAGATTTGTCCACGTGGCACTCTGGGTATGATTCCAATAACGGCACCTTGCCGTGGGAGCGTGAAGATGCATACCTTGACGCTGACTGACGAAGAACTTGATGTTCTTCACGACCTCTTGGTGGCCGGTATCCATAAGGGGTTCCTAAGGGAATGCACATGGACAGAAGACTGTGCGTCCTGTGCCCTGATTAGGAAGATTACTGATACATGGATTGCTTGGAGCGACAGTGACGAGTGAAGCAGACTACCGCGAACTCATTTCCATGCTTGTTCTGGGACAGGCCGGTATGCTCAACGACCAAGACTACGACCATGATTTCCAGTGGGGCACAGATGGTGACGGCTGGAATGAACCGGAGTCAGATTGGGCCAACTGCTTTTGTGGGCAGTGGGAGCATGAAGGGTGGGTACAAATCGACCCCGCCCGCACCGGTCGCCCAGACCTAGTTGACATGGCACTGGCGTGGAGAGAGCACATTCTAAGAGACGTATGGAAGACTGATGAGGAAGATGACTAGACAGACCTGCGTCAAGTGTGGTAGACTTCGTTCGACCGCATACATGCAGCAGGCCGTGTTCCGTGGACCATATGGTCGCTACGACGAGCCGGTAGACGTATGGAAGTGCTCATCTAACGAGTCATGTAAGCAAGAACGAAAGAGGAAGAGACGTGGAGACCTACCACAAGATTCAAACGCTGTTCAAGCGTGACATGGACGGCTCTCTCACCGGCCAAAAGGGCAAGATGATTGAGGGCGAGTGGACCACACCTGAGTTGGAGTATTTGGCTGACAGGCAGTGGGAGTTCACTGAGAAGGTGGACGGCACCAACATTCGTATTGGCGTCAAGGGAGACGGCCACGGCGGCGCATTCATTGGATTCGCCGGTCGTACCGACAACGCTGTGGTTCCTAGGCCATTGACCGATTACTTGGAGGCTACCTTCACTGAGGAACTCTTTGAGCGGGCTGGTCTGAACAACCTCACCTTGTTCGGTGAGGGCTATGGCCCGAAGATTCAGGGCGGCGGTAAGTACCGCGAGGACCATTCTTTTGTTCTCTTTGACGTAAAGATTGGTGACTTCTGGCTAGACCGCCACAACGTAGATGACATTGCTTCCAAGTTGGGCATTGATTCTGTTCCGGTCATTGGCTATGGTACTCTGCATAATGCAATCAGCATTGTTCGTAGCGGTGTGGTTCAGGAGGGCCTTGGCTGGGAGAAGTATGGTCCCGGTCAACTGAATTCTCAGTGGGGTAACTTTGAGGCTGAGGGTATTGTTGCTCGGCCAAGGGTTCCTCTCTTCAACCGTAAGGGTGAGCGAATCATCACTAAGATTAAGGCGGTAGACTTCAAGTGACCGCGTACGTATATCTATACGAACCGCGAGGATATTCCCCGGGCTATGTCTACCGCGATTTCGATGACGCGGTCAAGCATCTGTTAAAGGATGAGCATGAAGAGTCCTTGGAGTCTCTGTCTGAGACACTAGGCGACTGGTGGCATGAGTTTGATGTGGAGAACAAGAGTATCTCCATTGATGACGGTGCGAGGATTTCGGAGATTGAACTGCGATGAGGCTGGCGGTATTTGTAGAAACTGATAGTGCCGATGACGGTCGTGACGAGCCACAGTCATTCCAAGAGCACGAATACAACATTCGTGAGGCACTAAGGGATGCCCACTATGAGGTTGACTATGTTGATGAAGCGAGGGACGGCGAATGAATAAGACACTGGACCCGGACTACCCGGTCTTTGAGGAAAAGGGCGATGATGACAACGCGCAAGAAATCATCTACGATGCTGGTTATCCCAACGACCGCCCCATTCTTGACCGTGATGGTCGAGAGTATCAGTTCGTCGGCAAGTTCTTGGAGAACAACGACTTCTATCAGGGCTTGAACATGGTGAGCGTCATCCGACGAGTGAGCGACAACAAGTTGTTTGGCTACTTCTGGTGGGATGACATTTCCAAGCATGGAGACTCGATGGTC